AGGGACGTAGCCGGCGAGGCATTCGAGGTCATGGCGCGCCCAATCGAAAGCGCCGAGGGGTAACTCCCGCCGTCCGAGCAATCGCCCGCCACGCTGCCACTCGGAATTACCCAGTTGCCGGCTACACTTGCACCGTCAAACACACAGTTGGCAAGCCCGCTGACGGCGATGCTGGCACTTCCCGTCGTGCCATTACCGAGGACGACAAGGCCCAGCGGGGGCGTCGTCGCCGACGTTGGGCAGTTCACGGCTTGCATGGCCCCCGACACGATCGTGGGACAGGCGAGCTTGTTCAGCGTGGTGCCACTCGCATTGTTGGCGATTTGACGGAGCAACGGTTGGGTGACGATATCGAAGGGTTCCGTGGTGAGCGCTACGGAGGTGCCGTTGTCGGTGACGGAGCTATTCACCGTCGTCCCACCACTGCCCGCCGCGACGGCAACGGCCGAGCCATCGGGATTGAGCTTTTGAATCACGCCGGGAATGGACCCCGTGCAGTTGACACCCGCGAGGCAATCCGCGCCCGCATAAGACGAGCCCGAAGGAGGGCCAGCTGGACCCGCTGGACCAGCCGGACCTATTGGACCAGCAGAGCCTGCAGGACCAGTAGGACCAGCCGGACCATTAGGTCCCGCAGAACCGGTAAGTCCTGTTGGACCCTGAGGTCCAACAGACCCAGTAGGACCAGCCGGACCTGTCAGTCCGGTGGGACCTGTAGGCCCTGCTGGCCCGGTGGGACCTGCTGTATTAGTCCAAAACGAGGGGTTCGTATCTGGCTGGTGATTTAGGTTGGAGGCCTGGGACGAGACGTATATGAGGTTGTTGTAGATCGCACAATCCCCCGCTGCATACGTCGTAGCACTGCTATACGCACCTCGCATTGTGAGACACGCTGTTGCACTGCTAGCTCCTCCACTTCCTCCACCCCCTCTCGCTGTCGTCGCCAAGATAGCAATTGAAGCAGTACCACTTGTCCAAGCGCTTGCACGCACCCTCACCTGCGTGGCGGGTTGCGTCAAATTCCAACTGCCATTTATCACCGTCGACGTAATTGCAGTCCCTGTTATAGTAGGCACCACGCCGACAGAAAACCAGTTGATATTGTCCACCGTTGACTCAAACTGCAGAGTGCCCGTCCAAGTCCCACTGATCGTTACTATCATGTTGGACGTAGCCTGAGCCGTCAGTACCACCGTTCCACCATTCGCTGTTATGTTACCAGACTGAAAGAAGGACGATGGTGCAGCCCCAAAAGCAGCCTGCACCAAACACACTACCAGAGAGATACTAAGCCACGTCTTTTTCACTGCCCACCTCCCTAAGCAGTTGTGGAATTTCCTTCAATGCTCTATCCCCTATGTCGAGTCGATACTGTACATTGGGCACACTCACCTCCTTCACCCGTTCGTAACACAGTTTCTGCGCTGCGGCCACAGTAGTCCCCGTGGCAGTCATCACCCCAACAACCCCATCATTCCCCGCAGTAATGACATCTCCATCCTCGTCCAGTTGCACATCGCCTACATAGAAGTACTTCCACAAGTCCTTTGGCATCCTGGCTGTAATACCAAACGACTTCGCAACTTCCTCCACGCTGTCCGAAGGGAATGGAGGCACGCTCATCGTCACTCCCACGCTGTAATCAAAGCTGACCTTCCACTGCTTGGTCTGCCCCCTCGCACAGTCAGCCAGCACCTTACCCCACTCCATCTCCAGCAACTCGATCATCGCCTCCACGGCATCATAGCCAAAACGAGGCGTGAACTCCAGCGCATAACCGCCTTTCGTATTGACATCAATCGGTCCAACATATCCCACCTTCTTCAAAAATGGGGTCAGTTTAAACAGAGTTTGCTTAGCAAGGTTCGGCCTCGCATGCCTGTAGAAAAAGACAACATTACCCATACAACCGGTGTTAGGGCCCAGGCTACCTGTGAGGAGTCGCTTCTCTTCCAGCGTTGAGTTGATAGAATGGTAAATCCAGTCATCTCCATTAAACCAGCCTTCAATGGACACCTCCGTCCCCTCTACCCTTTCCTGCAACTCAAACTTGATCTTGTCCCCGTGCATCCTGCCTACCCGTTCCATGTCCTTCGCCAACTCCTCATTCTCATCGCCCACCATGGTCATCCAGGCAGGAAAATCGCCCTCAGGCTTAAAGACCAGAGGCTTTGGATGAGCCTGCACGAACTCAATTCCCTCCTTCAAACTATTAAACTCGATGTTGGGTGGTACCTTGATGCCTGCCGCCTTCATCAACTGAGTAGCATACATTCTGTTCTTTTCGAGTGCGTCGGCAAAAACGCTTCCTCCCAACACTGCATTACCCCGCCTTCGGAGTTCGTCTGCCTTTTTCCCTGCTCCTGTAAAGTCAAACACAACAACCTCGTCTGACTCTGGAACAAAGGTCTTGACAACCTGGACAAGGCCCTGACCGACAACGCCCTTGGTCTTCTCATTATGTTGCTCCTGGTACCACCTCACCCTATTCCCCTCTGCCTGGAGTCTTTGAGCCAGCGACAGGCTGTACCCCTTCACACTGTACCAGAAGAACTTCACGCTGCCATCATTCCACTAATTCCCGACCCCATTCCGCCCCCACCTGTCCCGGCCATGCCCATACCCATTGGTCCTCCTGCTCCACCTCCTCCACCGAGGAGACCCTGCAGGATCTGCATCAGACCTCCACCCATCTGCTGGCCCTGCTGAGCGTTCATCTGGAACCCGCCAGGCAGTTGGCCCTGTCGCTGACCCTGTTGCTGCATCTGTTGCTGTTGCTGCTGCAAGGCAAGCGCCTGCATCAACTTCTTGCGCTTCGCTGCCGCGTCCTGATCCTGTTGCATCTGCTGCTGATCCTGTCCTTGCTGCGTCAATCCTGACAGCAACGCTTCTTCCAAAGGGCTGAACTGTTGTCCGTTTGCCATTGGCTTCCTATAACTCCTTTCCCAGTACCTCTGAATGTCTAGAGGGTCCTCAGAACCATGAAAAGACTCACTCCGCCTCTCTGCCTCATTCTCCGCTTCCTTAACTGTTCTATGTCCTCTAGTACCCGGAAGTACCGTTCCGGCATTTGCTGTTCCTCTCCCGAACACATTGTACCACAGTCCATCAGGCCCCTGAACTGTCTCACTCTGTTCATGCACTACCTTTGAGCCTCCTCCAGTGCCATGGGCCTCATTGGACGTGGGAACCCCCTCAACGCCCTTTCCTCAGGAGGTCTCGCTCTGTCCTGCAAAGCGCGCTGCAGATCCTGCGGTGTGATGGGTCTATTCCACTTGCTCATGTACTTCTGAGCCGCTTCCATATCCCCACCCAACATCTTATCTATCGCGTCTTCCTTGTCCCTCCGATACTCATGACTCAACTCAAAGAGGGTGTGGCTCAACTGCCTTGCTTCATAGGCCTGTTCCGGGTTGACTCCCACCAGCCTCATGAGTTCCCCATACGGGCTTGCCTCGTACAAGTAGCGACCCCTCTGGTCCACGCCGAAACCCCTCTCAATGTTCTGCACCACGTCAACCACTTTCCCCCCAAAGCGCCACTGTGGAACAAATGTCGTCCCCACGAAATCCCTCAGCATCCTCTGATTCTGCTCGTACTCCAGTGGCTGCTTCCCCGTCGCCACATGGTAGGCGTTCAAAATCCCACTCCAGAAGGGGAAACTCGCCAGCGTCAGCATGTGCATTGGTCCCCATGTGTTCCTCACATCGGCACCCATCTTCGACATGACCCAGGGTAGCGAAAAAGTAAACCCAATTGTTCCCACATACCGCATCAACTTGCCATATTGCTGCTTCATCATCGCGTCTGCGAAGCCCTGCCGGAGGCCCAACTGCATGAACTGAGTCAAATGAGTGGGCCAAGTGAGCAACATCGTGGAAAGTCTACCAAGTGGAGAGCGTGCTGCGAGCAAAGGGGCCCTACTCGCCGGCGTGAACCCGCTTTGCGTCTTTATCGCCATCTCCACGCCCGACATAAACTGCTCTGTCATCTGCAAATTCGGCACAACCCGGCTCGCTCTGGCCGCTCCCACCTGCAACATCGACAATCCGTCCAAGCCCTTCGCTGCTGCCTCCTCCACTCCGGCAAAGAAACTCGTGCCCTTCGTAAAGTTCCAAATAAAGGTCTCGGGGCTCATCACGAGATGTGTGAACGCCCTGTCCTTTTCCTGTATCCACGCCAGCGCCTTCTTATCGGTTTTGAGCCAATCCCCCCCAAACTGCGCCGTATAATCACTCAACACGCCGTCAGGAATCTTGGCTCTCGTCTCCTTCGCTATGTACTTCATCATGGGACCCACCACTCTACCCGATTCTGCCCACGTCTGCCAGAGCCCCATTATGTGCTTCAACGCACTATCAGGCCCGATTGCACCCCTCAGCCAGCCGTTCCTGGCGAGCTGACCCACCGCATGTATATCATTCACCTTTAAATACTCTTCCCCGAACGCATGATTCACCCGCTGGACAAAGGCGTCAAACGCCTTATCATCCCAACTTGGCCGCCGATATATGGCATTGTTGGCCAGAGTCTCGAGGAAACCCCTCTCCGTAAAGGGCACACCACCCCCTGGCAACTGCCTAATGACAGGGTCATACTGCTTGATCCAGGGCTGAAAGTTGATATCCGATTCAACCCTGTTGATGTATGACTGCAGATCCTGATAGAAATCCTTGCCAAAGCGTTGCCCTCTTCCGGTCTTTGGCAAGAAGAAATTCTCAAAGAACTCCCTTGGCAGGCGAGACGTGACGAAACCAGGCAAATTGTCCCACTGACTCACCACGTCATTCATGTTGAACAGCTTGTCCTTCATCTCCGCCAGCAGGGGTTTCGGCACGTTGTCCACATTACTATAGCGGAAAAACGCGTCGCTGAAGCGTTGAAAGTTCTTCGGATCCAACTTTGCCCTCAGCACAGGAGCCATGTCCCGAAACGTCTTATACGTACTGAACTCATCCCTGAACGCACGCCACACACTACTCATATTGCCCTTGTCCTGCGCGAAGTGCTCCATCTCCTTACCCAAATCGGACATGCCCTGCCCGCGAGCTCGCTCAGCAAAGTCAGCAGTAATCGCCTGCACGTTGGTCAAGAACCTGCGTTCCTCATCACTAGCCGGTTGTACACTTCCCTCCTTCAAGCTTTGCGCCCTTCCGATGTCAGGAACCAGCTTCTTCATGTTCTCGATCATCTGGGTAAAACCCTTCATCCTGAAATCGAAAGCGCGCTCCGCCCAGAACAGCGCCCTCGTGGCTGCTCTAATCAGAGGGCTACCACTGATCATCCCACCAGCAAACGGGTTGGCAAACCTTATCCTACTACCCCCAGGTATATACCCAGCCACCTTCTGCAAAAACGACTCATACCCAGTAGGCGCCCCACCGCTGATCGGAGGCATCTCCCTAGGCCCATGAATATCCTTCACGAACTCCTCTATCTTTTCCTCCGGAATACCGAACATCTTCCCCAAAAAGCGCGTCTCACCAGGCTCCAATGCCGTCTCACCCTTACTCAACACCTTCCGATACAGGGTAGTCGCCTTGCTGACATCCGGTGTCAACTCCTTATAATACAGCACCTCAAACCCACCATCTGGTTTCTTCATCATCCGCCCGATGAGGCCTTGCGCTTCTGCCTCCTTGAGCGCTTTCACCGCCTGATGCTGGTTACCCACATCCTCCACGCTGCCCACGGTCTGCCCTTCCACCAGCCGCATCCGCTCACTCGGTTGCACGATATCGGTCTTCGTCCTTGACGTATCGCCAATCATGTCAAGGGGAGGAGTGTTCTTGATCTGTGCAGCCTGTTTCTTCACATTCAACTGCTGCTCCGTGGTCAACTTCTGGCCCTTCATTGCCGACTCGATCGCACTCTCTTCCGTACCGGACGACTTGATCTCCACAGGCTGCTTCGGCTTGGCGTCCTTGCCCATCAGAAACGCATTCGCTTCCCTCAACGTGGGAAACTCCTGATGCTCCCCACCATCCTTCAACAGGTACACTTTACCCTTCGTCGTGTACAACTCGTAACCCTTCGAATCGGCAATCTTCCTGACCTGGGTATACACGGGAATGCCCACGTCAGCAGGGGTCAACTTTGGGCCCACATCGGCAGGCATTATTACTTCCTTCGCGCGAATCGTCTCCCTGAGCGAAGTCCTTGCCTCCGGCTGCATCTCACCAAACGCACCCTGTGTCTCCCTAGGAGCTGCTTCAAGCGCTGGGTCAAAACCGCCCATCTCGCGAGAGACACCAGGCGTTCCTGACTCAGCAGCCTTAGGTCTTCCACGACGTCCAGTAATCTCTCCCGCGGCAATTCGATGCTCCCTCAATTCCATCGCTGCGAGCGTTTGCAACTTCGTCAGCGACTGACCCTCAAGCGTCTTCATCGCCTCTTCCCGCGTAATACCCTGCAACCGCGCAACCCTGGCAGACGCCACAATCTGTGCTTGCTCCGGGGTGAAGCCCCTCGACGCCTGCTCCTCTGCCTGCGGCTCCCCCGCCTCAGCCATTTCCTCAGGCGTTGGCGCTCTACCCGGTTTGGGAGTATGCTCTTCCAGATTCTTCTTGATGGTCGCTGGCGCGTCCTCAGGGAGCTTCGTGACAATCGTCTCTCCCTCAGGGGTCTTGTCCACCACTGTAGCCTCACCCTCAGGAGTCTCTACCTTCGCAACCGGCACCTTCTTCTCGCTCTGCGAGGCCTCCACCAGAGTGGGCTTGGCCTCAGCTGGAGGAGGAGGTTCTGGAGCACCACCCTTTATATCACTGGGCATATCGTGTACACGTGCCAGCTCATCAATCATCGCTTTGCGACGAGGATCTGTCACAGGAAGCTTGCGCAAACGTGCCAGCGTCATCTCATTGGCACGCGTCGCACTTTCCATCTCCCTAACACCCAACTGCTCTGCAGAAACCACCTTCGGCAAACCACCCATAAAGGGCAACTGCAACGCAAACTCACCAATCATTCCTACATACGGATTTTCCGCTACTTCCTTTGGAACCCCCAACATCTCTGCGCCTGGTACAACGCCCCTCTGCCAAGTGGGGCGAATTACTGAAGTCGGGACAGCCATGAGTGCACGAGGAAACGCTAGACCAGCCTCCGCACCGCCAAGCACCCTCTCCAGGGGCGATGCACCACTCCTAAACACCTCGCCCACACCGTGCTCAAACTGCTCACCACTGCCCAACACCTCATCCTTCAGCGTCCTGGCCGTCGCACCAATCGTGTTGAGGATTTCACCAGCGAACGTATGACCCGCATTCCCGCTACCCTGCAGCAGTGCCTTAAACAAGCCCCCTTCGTGCTGGTAATTGCTACCAGCTCTATCCTTCTCGTACTGCTGCAAATCCGTCATCTGACGCGCTGTCAGAGGCTTATCCGGGTCGACACGCGTAGTGATCGGTCCAGGCTTGCCTTTCAGCCAGGCATTAATCGCGTCATTGCTATACCCCACCTGCTGATGAAACGCTGCCCGGTCAGAAATCGCCCTCGTGATCTCATCATCAGAGAGACCATTCCTCCTGAGCGTTCCAATCTCCCACGTCAATCCAGGAAAATCTTCTTCCAGACTCACCGACCAATCCCTCTACGAATGGTCTGCCAGTAATTGCTCGTGGGACTCCCCGCCTGTTGCCTCGGATAGTCCCCACCAGGCATCGCATAGCCCTGACTATACGGCCCGTACTGAGACATCGCCGCAGTGGGATCCGACCCCGTGGCAGAAAGACCTTGCTGACTCAACCCACCTGGCTCTGTGGGACCCATCACACTATCCACCATGCTCTGTTGCATCATCTCATGAAACTCAGAATCATTGATCAGATCCGGATATGCCAACTCCAGAGCGCGCCGATTGGCCTTATACAGCCTCTCTCTATTCGACTTGATGATTGGACCCATGATGCTAGCATATCTAGGGTCCTGCGAAAAGACACCAGTCATCGTATTCGCCTGAGCCTCAGCCTGCGCAATCTCATTCACCATATCCGCAATGTGCTTCCGCGCTTGCTGCATCCGCGCCTGCTTGGCCTTACTCTTATACCCCTTCGTATACGCCTCAACTCGAGGATCATCTCCTGACATGCCATGAAGCCGTTGCAACTCCCTGACGTACTCCGGGTCGACAGTGCCCTCTGCTCCCACGCGCTCTGCCTCAGCCTCATAGTCCTTACTGAAACCGGGCAGAGGATTCTCCTGCTCCAATCTCCTCTTCTTCATCACATCCATGTACTGCATGAGGCGCATCGCTTGTTCCAAACCGCCTGTCAGGTCAAAGCCGCCAGTTGGCATCTGTCATCACCTCCTACGCCATTGCCAAAGCCATTATCATGGGCAAAATACTGCTGATTGCACTGCCCGCTTGAGCTCCCGCTGTAGGCTGTGCACCCGTCGTGGTCATACTGCCCGCCTGGGGAAGTGGCGCTTGCAGGCTGGGCATTCCACTCGCCCCACCCATCAACGCCTGGATCAGCTGCATAGGTGCCTGAGCACCCTGAATGTTCAACTGCCTCATCAAAGAGTCCAAGTTGACAGCAGCGTTGGGTGCCGCCAAACCCATGTTCTGCAGCACCTGCGCCAACGCAGCATTCTGCTGGTTGGCTCCCAAACCCAAGTTGCCCGCAATGCCCGATGCCTGATTCGACAAGCCAGCTGCCTGATTGGTCAAACCGCCTTGCTGATTAAACACACCCGCACCCTGCAAAAGGGGATTCGCGCTACTCATCATCGTGCCGGCCATATTCGTCCGAGCATTCGCCAGGTTGGCCGCTTGCTGAGCAATCGCACTGCCAGCGCCCAACCCAAAATTCCTCGCAGCAGTGCCCGCCAAATTGGTCGCACCGCTACCGCCAAACGCTCCTGCCCCGACTGCCTGCGCTTGCACAGTGGGCATGTCCACAGCGTTAAACTGTTCCTGCGCAGCGCCCAACAAATCCCCTTGATCCAACCCAGCCAAATTGGGGTTATTCAACATCCTCTGGCCTTCATTCACTGCCTGATTGGACATGCCAACCTGTTGCTGCCCCATTCCCAACAGCGCAGGCAGCATACCTGAAAATTGCTGACTCTGGTTCATCAACCCCTGACTCTGATTCATCATATTGCTGCCAAACTGCCCTTGCTGCCCAAACATGCCGCCCAACGCCTGAATCAGCGGATTCGTCACGTTGGCAACAGTCTGCGGGTAATTCATCTCGTTCTGGCCAGGTGTGTACAACCCCTGAATCGGCAACTGGCCTTGTGGCAGCGTGGAACCCATCAAGTTGGGGTACTGTACAGGATCTCCTGGATACGCAGTTCCCGTATTGACCATTCCACTTGACGGATCTGGCTGGGGCAAATTACCACCTTGCCCACCCGCATCACCCGCCTGATTTAGCGAGTACTCCATCGGATTTACATTGTTCTCAATGCCCTTGGACGGCGGACCACCTGGTCCGAAACCACTACCTGGTGCTGTGGCTCCCGAGGGAACACCATAACCAGCACCGGTCTGCGGGTTATATCCAGGCATCCCGAGTCCCGAACTACCAGAACCACCCTGTGCCATACTCGCCAAGCCGGCTTGGTTGATTCCTGCCGGAATGCCTTGTTGAGTCTGATCAGGTTGTTGACCACCTGCAGGCTGCTGAGGAGTCGTTACGCCGCCAGCATTCTGCTGCTGTTGACCAGGCTGCTGGTTATTCTGGGGCTGAATATAGATTGGTGTATTCGGCCCACCAAAATTCACACCCAACTCCCTACCCAAATACTGCTCCATCAACCCAGTGCCCATCCCTGCCGCGCCAGTCTGCATCTGTGCCAACGCGACCTGCATTGGCGTCAGCAGACTAATCAGATTCTCTTGCGCGGGCGAGATGTTGGTCTGCGTCGTCGTCCTTGTATTCTGACCTCCTCCGAAGAAGCCACCCATATTACAGCTCCTTAGCGAAGCACATTCTAAACGGTACCATTCCCGTCAATCTCATCAATCCCTTCAACTTTTTCCAGGGACTGATTTCCTGATCAAGAAATGCCACCATCTGGGTTGCACCCTTTGACTGTGCCCACCCATATGCCAACTCGAGTGCCTTCCTAGGAGGAAAATGATCCGGATTCTGTGCCCAAGCCAACAGCCCGATGCGCCCAAAGAAATCATGCTCCAAAATCGACACTACAATGCAACTCCGTCCGCACGCCAATATCAACGTGTCAGGATCCCTAAAGTGTCTCAGACAGTAGTTAACCAGTTTCTGGTTGTGAGTCAGGTACGGCATCAGATTCTGAAACGTGTTCAGATCGTCCACCCGATGGGCCATGGGAGTGTCCATCAATTCGACCTTCCCATCCACACTCTGTACACTTTCCATATGCTGGTATCCCTTTCAACTTCTCCCTAATATACCCCTCATCCGCTGGACAAATCCGTCCAACCCCTTTCGAATCCGAGAACACCTCCCGAAATCGCACAGTTCTGGTTGGTTTGACCGGCAACGACAAACCATTTCCCCCTTGTTGGTTTGAACTTCACCAAACCCCTCGGACCCACCGCCACATTTCCCCCATACACAAAAGGGCCCATCGGATTGTCACTCACTCCTAACTGCCACTGGATCGCGGTGATTCCCGCGCCAAGACCCAGAGGCAAAAACTCTGTCGCCACAACCTCCTCGGCAGGTGGCTGCAACGTGCCTCCTGGATAGACAGCCCTCGACTCCAACCGCCCATTGACCGCCACGCCGTCCGCTGTCACAACCGACCCATCGACCTGGTACACAATCCCATTCGCCTGACCGAACAACACGATGGGCAACGAGGTGGCATTGACCTTACTATCCCAACTGCCCACCATTCCATTCCACGTATTGCCCACCAAGCTGTCCCACGTAATATTCGAACTCCGAAAATAATCACCTGCACCCGTGGCAAAGCGTCCCCTAATCGGTCCGCTCCACACGCCAGTATTCAGATTGAAAAGCCACCACGTATTGGGATACCCATTATTCCCAGGGCCCGGCACGACCAGTTGCGCTTGCATCCTCGTCGCATCATACGTCATCAACGACCTGTGCACAACGCTCTGGTCCAACTCGCTAAACAGCTGATCCCTTATCTCCGCACCGACCGACTCCAGATCCACACCATTAAAAATGTACACATCATCATTGCCCAAGAAGAGGTGCCGTGTGTCCAAGTTGAGCAAACACCTCGGAGCAAGTAGCCCAATACCACTCACCACCTGTTGCTGACTAAAATAAAACGGCGCACCGGTGAAACTCATCAAATGAATCGACTCCGAACGATACGCAACCAAATAATTTGACAAAGGCTCCAACCTCTGTCCCTCGTCAAACCCCTGGAACAGCACAAAATCCCCACTGATGCCAGGCGTAGCCGAATTGTCATACACCTCGATCTGTCCAGTGTCACTCCACTTAACACTGCGCGTCAGCTGCTTCCCAGACTCCCTCAAATTCAAATGGACCAAACTGCCCTGAAACATCGACACCGACTTACTGTACGTCAGATTGCTATCCGCCACCTTGCCGCCCAACAGATTCACAAATTTATTCGCATTCGTACCGTCCCACTTCTGCACCGGATCTTTACCATTTGTCGCCACAACCCACAGAGTATCAGGACCAGCAACGTTGGGACAAAAATCCACATCCCAAATGTCGTCCAGCCCGCCTGTATAATTGCCACCCACATTCGTAATATCAACAAAGTTAGGACTAGCATACCTGTACGCCTGTGCGGTTGTAAACGCTGCCAAATGTCCCACGCTCTGCGAATCCCGAAAATACTCCAAATCCATCACGGCACCATTCAACACCTGACCCGCATTAAACTTCGTATAGCCTGGTGCCATTGTCAAAGCGCCCTGAAACATGCTCAGCCCGTCACTCGTGTAATACCCACCATCAGGAATCAAGTACCGAGGGACCGCTAACATAATACCCCTCTGCACGCTTTGCATGGGAAAAGTAGGCATTAGTTGTACGGGTCCAACCTTGTCAACACCCACGGTACAAAATACGTATTGCCCGCTCCAGGCGCTGCAGCGACCTGAATGTCAAAGCCCGTCGTCGAAAAGTTGACCGCATACGCCGAAGTTAGTGCAGGCGTGCCCACCTCAGCAATGGGGTTGCTCACCTGAATCACATAATTCGTATTCGGCTGAGCTGCCTGAAACGTCACGTGTACAGTGGTCGCTGCGCCACTAATCATCGCTCCGCCGGCCACCGTCTGGTCAACCAACTGGTCCAGCGTGTGGCTCATATTCCTCAATATCTCAGTAATCACCCTGCACACAGAGGACATGTCTGAGGGGGGAATCAAAATCGGCGTTGCCTTGTGTCCCATCAGGTCGTCACCACATACATCATGCGCGCCCTATTATACATGCCACCCTGTGTCGTTCCGCCAGTCGTGTCGAAATACTCTGCGGCGGGATCATCAATCTGCACTTGCTGCAAAGGACCACTCGAAGCCCCCCTGAACTGCAACGCAATCGTCTGCGCGCCACTCGTCGGATTCGCCAACACGCCAAACTGACTAATCGCATTGAACACCGTCACACCGCCACTCGTCCCCGTGTTCAAAAATCCAGCCTGCGCAATCCTCGATCCCGCCGCCAACACACTAACATGGGAGACACCATCAATGATCGTGTTCGGCTGACAGCCCAGCGTCACACTGTACCACACCAACAGGAACTTCGACCCCACCGGAATCGTCACCGACGCCTTCAAATTCGTCGGATCGACATCCGTATACGTCGCACTGGACGTCTGATAAAAGCCACTCGTGCCAGGACCCGCAAGCGCTCCTGCCAGCGCGATCGCACCACCAGGCGCTGCCACTGTGGCAAACGTCACCACTCCACTCCCATTGTGCCACTTCATCAAAGTGCCATTGCGCTGCAACTGCCCCGCTGCAACAGGATCTGTCGCTGCGTCCTGGAACACAACATTCTTCAACCCAGTCGCCGTCACATTCAAAATCGCATTCGCCACCGCAGTCGCAGCAGGAATTCCAAACGCGTCCACAATGGCCTGCGTCAAAGCCCTAATGCGATCATCCCCCAGCGATATGTCTTCTGAGCCAGGGGGCACAGTCGGATCGAATGTCGCTGGAAGAGCCACTAACCGATCTCCCTCACGAACGGATTAGCCCAGTAATCCGTTGTGTACATGACAGGTTGAGGCCTGAACGGCTTGAACTCGTACTCCGTATCCGGCTGCCTCTTGTCCTCCACCACCATCCGCTGCACGATGGCCTGATATCTGGCCATCAACTCCTTCTGCAACCCATAGTCCTTCAGCGCTTCCGCACCCCGAACCGCCAGCCCGTACACAACGCTCTCATGATGCCTCGAGGGCATGATCGGAAATTCAGACCCATAATTGCTCGGATCTATGGGCAGAATCCTCGATGCGCCCTCAACTGTCATCGTGTAAAACGAATTGTTCGGCGTCGGAGCCACTACAAACTGCGTATCGTTCAACTGAGCCCACTCGATCGGCTTGTCCATGGGCAAATACTTCTGTGCTGCCCACTTGTATCTGAACGTCCTGAGGGGTAGCCTGCGCAACTTCCTCGTGTCAATCGCCCCAGTATCCAAGATAATGTCCTCAGTCTCGATGACACTATCCGGAATATTATAGACACTAACACCCTGTTGACAGCTGATCGGGGGCTGTTGCGTGAAGGACCACTCGAAGACCCAGGCATCAAAGATGTCATCCGCAACGATGGTCAGACTCTGCTGCAAGAAACCCAACAGAGTCTGACCCGTCTCTAGTGCGCGACTCCCATCCGACTGCAATTCCACCAGTGCGCGGTTGAACATGTCGTTGGGAGTCACGCCCTCATTCCCTCCAAGCCACCAAGATCCTGAACGAAATGGCACTCAAATTCGTTCCGTTCGTGATTTCAGTAGCTGGTGCGCCTGAGCCCGCACACCAAAACACCTTCACCTTCTTGTTCGCGTAGTCCCCAACGGGCAGATACCCACCCTGATTGTCACTCACAATCAAAATGGGCGAGCCCACACTCGGGAACCCTGGATCAAACCCCGTGCCGTTCACATATGACGCAGGGCCCGACACGTTCAAAATCAACCACTTTGTGTCCGGATTGATGCCAACTGTTGCCAGCGTAGCCATACTACGCCCCCGTTATGATCGTATCGAAGGTCCCACTCGAAGTTCCGTTGAACGTCACTGCGATCCGAATCCAGTTCTTCCCACCGTCAGGATTCGGACCTTCCATGAAGAAACTCATGATCGGGTTCGTACCTGGAATTGCCGCAACCGCCTCCTGCAAAAGCGGCTGCCAACCCGCAACTCTCCGCTTGTTCGTAGCAAAACCCGTATCGTCCGCCGTCTCCAAGGCGAAGATCGGATACACGGTCCCTGTGCCCACCACGAAAGTCTTCAGCATCACGATCGCCGAAACCCACTTAGCCAGTATGAGTCGGCCACCACTTCCCACGAACTGCTGGCTCGCCGTTGTGGCTGTCTGATCTGCCAGTGGAATCACCATCCCAGGGCCGCTGATAAAGTCTCCATGCAGCGGCGCGGTCAGTTGCATTGCCATGTCGGCCCCTCCTACGAAACGCCCGTCAGGACCATCTGCATCCGACGGTTGTTAGTGACCAGATTACCCATCGTCACGACCTGTGCAACGCGGTCCAACTGGTTTGGAATCGGCTTCCAATCGGTCATGACATAGTCCGCACCGGTCTCCACGACCATCTCAATGTACCGCTCATTGAGAAAATAGAAGTTGGTCGCAGGACAACTTGGTGCAAAACAGATCCCAGCACCCTTAAACCCCAACGACTCGAACCCCGCATCGCCAAAGAGGTTGCTCTGAATCCGCAACACGTTCGTCAGCGTGTCCTCATACATCTCGTACACATTCTGCGTCGTCAAGCCAAACGTCGGATGATCATTCCCAATCGACACAGTGTTGTACGCAGTGGTCATTTCCTTCCGAATTCCGTTGCCCGCCACGTACGTCCTGCGCAGATTGTCCCACCAGGTCTGTGTCGTGCTATTAATTCCACCAACAACCAGTCCCGACGTGGTGGACACCAAATTGCCCAGCCCATCAAAATCCAGTCCACCATTGCCCGTCCCATCACCAAAGCCCATCGACTCCTGCTTGTCGATCATGGATAGCTCCAAGTTCTTCAACTTGGTATTGACCATGTTCATGATCGACTGCATGCCCGTGTTCATCCGATCTTCCGCAAAGAGCCGAATCACAGAACCCGCAAGCCACTTCCAGTCGAACTTCGCTGTGGTTAGAGGGTCTTGCGGCGTGATGTCCACAACGCCACCAGGTCCCAGCGTCTGCACCGTCGTATTCTTCGCGTACATCAGCTGTACACCGATCCAACGACCACCCGTCTCTCTCCTGACCCGCTTCTGCGAGTTGAGCCAGTAGTAGAGGGGCGTTGCCTTGAAGATGTTGTCCACCGACTCCTCACGCATCAGCTGCCACGTGGTGGAGTACAGCGTGTCAAACTGTTCTGTCAGATTTGCCGGAGCTGCCATACTCTACTCCCTTCCGCTTGACCCCAACCCCGAAGCCTCCCAGGCCTTCAAGAACGCACTATTGAACCCCTTCTCAGGCGCTCTCTCCGTGCTACCACCACCAGCTGGAGGAGACCCAGTTGACCTCTTGGGTGGAGTCGGTTTCCTTGGATTCTGGCCTTTGGCAGCGTGGTACGCTTCCTCAGCCGATATATTCGGATTCCGCCTGGCAATCGCGATCATCTGATCCTTGTACTCCACAAAGTCGGGATACTTCCTCGTCGCCTCCTTGACCTGGTCCAGCGCCTCCTTCACCTGCGTATTCTGCTGCATTGGCGTGATCACCTGGTTCAACATGCCCCTCATATTCGCCAGCATGAAATCCACCAAATCCCTATTGCTCATGCTGTCAAAGTCAGGTGCAGGCTGACCCTGTGGCGCACTCTTTGCAGCCTCACGCACCATCTGGGGCCTATTGCCATTCGCCAGAAAGTCCAGGTACTGAGGATCCAGGAGCAACTTCTCATACTCCCCGACCTTGTTCTGCAACTGATCCACTGTCGCCTGCAGCGGATTGTCTGCCGGTACTTCTTTCTCGTCAGCCATTTTTAGCTCCCGAGCACATTGCTCAGATTGCGCTCTTTCAGCAGCTGTTTGTAATGCCCCCAAGACTTGACCTCCACGGGGTCATGGCCCATGTGCGGGTGCACCATCGGCCACAACGCGTCGCTCGGAGGTTGCGCCTTGCTCAACGTCACTATGTACATCATCACCGATCCACAGTCACACACCAAACCCCACTGTGGCTCGCCTACAGTCTCGCGCACTGCACCACAGGCTACACACTCATAATCTCGATTAACGGCCACGCCCAGCCCCCTTCATTGCCTGCTGTTGCATGGCCTGTTGCTGAGCCGCTTGCTGTTTCTGTTGCACGACCTTCGGATCCTCCAGCAACTGATCGGGATCCGGAATCATGTCCTTGAACACGCTCATGACCCGAATATACAACTCCCTCTGCTTGATCATCGGGTCACCTTTGAACATTTGAAACATCTGCTGGCACATCTGTTGCTCTTGCTGCCTGCTAATCGGTAGCGCACTGTCCGGCACTACATCCAAATCATAATCACCCCTCAGCTGGGGTCCCGTGTACTTGAACCAACCCTGCAGCGCAGTCACCTCAATAACTCGCTCATCGGTCCAGTACTCGAAGATCATCGGGTGGATCTTATCCTGAAAGGCCTCCTTGACCACATCCGCCACTATGTCTCTTCGCTCATCTGCTCGGAGCTCGTGGGCGCTCTGGACGAGGTTTGCCTCTGTTGCAGTACGTCTCGGTACGTCAAACTCACCAGCTTGATTCCTGCTAAATCCAATAACTTCCCTGATGTCCTTGTCGATGACATCATCAACCCGAAAGAAGTCGGCGGGAACTTTGAGATCCCACTGAGCAAAGGCTGCCTGTACATTTCCCTCACCCCTAATAATCGGACCTGGTTTACCCTTCTCCAACTTCTGGAGCTCGTCCTCCTTCACCACATTCGTGTCCACAACGCCCTTCACATTCGCGAGCCTCTTCGTCTCGATCTCATGGGTCCGATTCTCGTTCAACTCATTGACCTGCTTGCGGATCTGCTCCACATCGCTGACGCCCCAGAAGTCCTCTCCATCCGGGTTAAACCGCATCACGCAGGCCGGAAAGCCCTTAATGGGCATCTCGTGCTCTTCGTTCCTCAGCCACTTGTCATGATCAGGGCTCATCACCCGAATGGTGCCATCCCTCTTATCCCAGAACTCGAACAGCTCTACGAACTCTGCACGCGACGCCAACTCACCGAACATATTGGGAGACCGCGTGTTCGAGGGACTCACATCGATCTTCAGATTTGCCTTAATGCCATTCGTATTGGTATACACCGGATCATGCTTCACATCGTCCAGCGCACGCACAATCCGAAAGGCCATCCAGGGCGCCTCATGCTCATCGACATAACCCCAGGGCACGAGGACATCCTGAGGTCTTATCCGCAGAGCCCATGGCGTGTTGGGCTTAATATAATCATGATACGACCACTTCCTATTCTCTAACTCCTCCGTCAACTCGTCAGGCTGAGCGCCGATCATCTCAGCGACAGCCTCAGTGGTCTCACTATTCGGCGTGGGCAACTCCGTGCTAATAGTATGATACCCAAACTTCATCACGCCTATGTCAACCTGGAATGCGTCCAGGATCATGTACTTAATCTGGTTCTTAAACCCGATATGATCGATCAACCACCCATCAATCGCCTCGAGAATCTTTGCCTGTGTACTGCTGTTGGGCTTGCGTGGCCTGACCAGAATGGTCGGTGCCTTGAAATACAGTTGGGGCACCATCGCTCTGCCGATGCCAAACACCTTATTGACACTGACCAGACTCTCAGGATACTCATTGCGGTACCACTTGCGATAGTCCTTCCACTTGTTCATCCTGTTCCGATGGTCCAAGTAGAGCTTCGCCTTCCGCAACTCCTCCTTCCAGTAGTCTAGCTTCGTCTCAAGGGGCATTCAACCCTCCAGGCCTCATGCCATCCGCCACACCAAATACACAGACAAAGATCCCCGAGCCATACTACTTCTTCGGCTTCGCTGCGCTGCTTGGTAGGGTCGCCCCGGTGCGATCGAAAACGCCGTCCTGAGGCTGACTCTGCAGTGGGCTGCAAATGTCTCCCCACGGCTGGTGACCGCCTGACTTCGGTTCGAAGTCGTCCTTTGGCACGCTACATCCCCCCTCTCTTCTTGTTGATGAAGTTATGCATCATACCCGTGGACACACGTGGCATCCCGGGCTTCCTCATACCAGACCCCGCCTCTCCGTGCAGAGCCTGTACGAGGGGTCCTGGTCCCTTTTTGCTACGTGGTAGAAAGTCCTTCTTCATCTTACGCGCCATCACACCCTCCTTTTCGTCTTGCCCTTCATGGCATCTCGTTTCACGCTGTCAACAAAGTTGAGCGTGTCAGCCCTCGTGTCATGCGGAGTCCTATTGGACTCACCCAACTTGTCCAAAAGGGGATGACCTCCTACAGCCCTATCCCTCTTCACCGCCTCGCGCCTCTTTCTAACCACGATGCATCCTCACTCTATACGCCTCTTTGCCGACACGTTCAGGAATCGGGTGCCTCGGGCTCACCTTGGCGAAGTCCCTTGCTGTCGTCAGAGGTATGCCCAAGCGTTCCCTCTCACGAGGATTACGAAGGAGACGGCCCATGAACCGCTGCTGGGCTCTACTCTCGGCTGGCAATCATCGCCTCCAATATCTCCTCCTCAGTCTGTGGTAGTGAGGAGCGCTGCAGAATGGGAGCTTGTCTGCCAGACAGAGGCCAAAGGAAAGGACCCGTTGAGGTGTTGCGCTTCATGTCCAGCTCCTTCTTGATCGCCTCGAAGCTGGAAATGTTCGGCGTGAGCACTGCCTGCTCCTTCGCCGGGTACACCAGCATTTGCATCGCATACGCAAGCGCATCCAACATGTCATCATGCGCAATGGCAGGCCATCCTTGCAGCTCAGCCAAGAGATCTCTGTGCTCCCTGTTCAACCAGAGGCTGCCATTCGAGAAGAATTCGTGCAACGCCTGTATGCGACCCTCTTTGGTAACGCGTGAAGAGGGCTTCAACTCGATGATCGGCAGGATTGTGTCCTCACGCCGCATCGCTTCCCGATAAGGCCACATCAACGCCTTCTGGAACATCACTGTCTCAAGGCCTATCCTTGACGGTTTCCACTGTCTGAAGACCTCAAACGTATGGTCAATAAGTTCATCGACTCCCCATCGACCCCGACGAGCGTCCACAACGTAGCGGGTTCTGTCTGAAAGGGTAGCAACTGTGACAATGGCACTAAAGTCTCCGTGTTTCTTTTGGCTAATAGCCGGGTCGATGGCAGTAACACACCTAAAAACACGTGTCTCACCCCTCTCATTGACCGGTGGGAACTGCTTGTAGAAGCGCAACCAACTGGGGTCGAAGCTCCTCGCATCCTCGTGCACGGGGTCATTCATGTACTGAGTGCTAAATATCTTAGGTCCCTGCTGCTCCAGGATGCGTTCCATCACCTCAACACTGAAACGTTCCGGCCAAACCGGCAACATGTGCTCATCATAGACGCCCGTATACAGGCATGGAAGGAACCATTTCTCATTCTGGAACAGGTACGCGATGAAATCATCGTATAGCCACCGCGTCCCAACCACCACTTGCTCCCCGGATGCCGGGTTGACAAAGAGGCTGGTCGCGTACTTGTGCCACGTGTTGACCTTCTGGACCATCTCCGCGGTGACGAAACCGTCTTCGGGGGCCAGCAAGTCGTCCTCAATGATGAGGTCATAGTGCCGACTGACCACTGTTCCACCCACTCCAATGCACTCAATGGTGCTCTCCGGGTGGTGTTGAGTGCGCACCAACTCAATCTCTGTGTCCGTCCACTTGGTCTTGCCCTCACCAGGAATGACTTCGGGGAACAACCACTGCACCCTCTCGTTGCTACGCAGCGTGTCCCCGATACTACGGACGAAGTGCGAGGCGTTAGTCGCTGTGGCGTTGGCGATCAGGATGCGGATATTTGGGTTGAGAAGCGCCCGCCACATCGCATAGCCTATGGTACAGATACTTGTCTTGAGGTGACCACGCGGCATGACGATCATTTTGAACTGGCCAGCGCGCGTCATGTAGCGGGTGATCTGCCCGTGGAAGGCTTGCGTCAGGTCGTTGAAGCCGAGGACGAACTTGAGGAAGAAGTAAAAGTTGGTGTTGCATTGCTCCCTCAGGAAGATCCTGAGCTCTTCCATCAGACAACTCGCTCAGGCAACTTGTCTATCTCCCTCAACGGAATGTCCACCACGCCCTTGCTCTCAGCCAGAATGCCCTTTATGAGCTGGGCGAGCTCTGGGGTGACACCAACTTGGGTCTGGACTGCGATGCGCTCGGTGGGCTTGAAGCCGGCTCTGTCAAGAAGGTCCTTCGCAGCGTCCAACTTGACCTTCTCTGACTCAGCGCCATCACGAAGGGCAACCAGCGTGTTGGCTGATTGAACGGCCTGAGTGTCGATGATGTTGCGCACCTCTTCTCGGATCTGTCCTGTTGCACGCGCCATCTCTTCTATGAACTCTGGGGCTTGACGCCACAGGTAGAGTGTTTGTTTGGTAATGTGCAAAGCGTTCGCAACGTCTTGGTACGACTTGCCAAGCGTCAGAAGTTTGACGGCCTCGAGGTGCCTTGCTTCTATGTTCATGGTACTATAATACCCTGTGGTTAATTGGAAGTCAACCGGACATTTGGTTATATGAGGATACGCAGGTAAAAATTGGTACCGATTTGGGAGGTGCAAATTGGGGCTGGAGGTCTGCCCAGGGGGGTGTGTATGGGGCGTATCGGCGCGCGTATCGCTACGCATTTATTTATTTTATATATTATGAGATGATAGTTATAAAATCTAAACACATTATAACTAACATCACGCAGCTCACATAACACCTAACAGGAGATCACATTGAACACCAACGACGAGAAGTCCTTCGAGCAGCTCGCTGACGACATGAGCTTCAACAACGAGAAGTACACCGCCGAAGAGATCGAGAAGGCGATCTACAACCGCGAGCGGAGGAAGTACTTCAACAAGCAGTGGAGAGCTCGCAACGAGGACAAAGTCAAAGCGTACCAAGCAGCGTACAACAAGAAGAAGAACGCTAAGGAGGCGGACATCATCAAGTACGCCAAAGAGAAGGGGTTGATGTAACAACACCACCAACGTAGTACGTACGTACAGATCATCGTACGTACGTACTACTAACAAGGAAGACTAACATCCAAGCGCCTAGCTAGCGCGTGCTGCGCTAGGCTTGTAAGCACCCGTCTGCTCATACCCCCGACTACACACGAGACGATGGACAACATCATCAACACGGGATATCGTGGATAAGGCGTCTGTAAAAGAAGAAATGAATAATTAAAAATATAAAATACAATATACCAATTCTCCTTTTTACTGACGCCATATCCACGACCTCACTCCTCCCGTTTGCCCTCTTCCTCTCCTAAAGCCCGACTCAACAACGCTCTCCGTACCGCCTTTCTCCTCTTCTGTGCCGCATTTCTCACTGCTGCCCTCTGCCTGTCATACACCTTCCGCCTCGCTTTCTGCCGTACGACCCAAGCAGCAATACACCTAACACACCAGCCCTCCGCCAACGCCTCAGGTCCCAACTGCTCCTCCTTACACATTACGCACACCGTCTCAGCCATCCTCACCACCTCCTTTCCTCCCATTATACAACCAATCAACTTGGTAGTCAAATATTCTTTTGTGTGTCTCCTTCTCATATATGTCGTTCTGATTTGCTGGTTGTTATTATTTTATATAATATGAAGCTAACATTCTATATAACATATCAACAACACGAAGGACAACAATGAGCAACATTAACTGGTTCCGACGTTCAATAGAACGACAACACCTAAAGAAATACGACCTCAAAGCAGAACAACGACCGAAACAATCCACACAACGCGCTCCGACCAGTCAATACCTCCAGTACGACGACGCTACGAACACCATCCTCCGCGTACTGGAAGAAAGGAGCATGAAACTCCCATTCATCCACCGATGCAGAGTAGAACACCTACTCCGCAACGCGCGCAGTTACCCACCAGCCTTCGGTCGAGCAAGTACGCTTACCACGTACTACCTCATCGAAGCAATCGATTACATCAAGGAGAACACATGAAGCGTCGAACAATCACACTCACCATCAGTTGGGATCAGGACGACGACATCACCTACCCGCTCAAGAGGATCACCAAGCAGTTCATCATTGACAACATCAAGGATGGAAACTACACCAAGATCAAAGACGCAACGCGACACATCCCCAATTCAAGGAGACCCCTGTGACACTCAAAGACCTCGTAGACAAAATCTGGTCGAGCGACTCAGAGTACGAACAGTGGCAACTCGAACAGACAGTCAGCAACACACCAACCGACGAGGACGAAGGTATCAACCGCTTCCTCAGTGACGTAGTGTTCGACAACCCCAACAAGGAGGTCAACGTAACTCTTTACTACCACTCCGAGTCCGAAACCCTCTACTGGAGGATCAATCCTTGAAACACAACGACAAAGCTTGGCGCAAAGCACTCCTCCGAGAAGTCGACGCCACCTACCACGAAGCTGAACTGGACGAATGGGTCTGGCAACAAGAACACGACAAAGAACAGCAGGCCAAACATGCGTAGATACGACTTCGGAGGAGGAGAATACGTCGAAGAAGACACAACACACGTCGTCGACATACTTTCAGCCGAAAAGATCCACGAGTACAACCCAGACTACACAGGCGACATCATCCACGGAGACATTACCACACCCCTCCAGTTAACGCCTGGAGACCACGTCAATATATCCCAAGTCCTTCGGTACCACAACAGTGAACGAGGTCATCTACAAGGAGACCCCATCGACCCGGTCAAACTTCTCCAAATCGCTTCGAACATCCACGACGCCCTACTACCAGGAGGTACAGTCCACATCTTTGACCACGTAGAACTAGCAGCTATCGTCGCAGGGATGCTCATGGCTAAAGACTACACAACCACACGAGCAGACATGATCAATCCTGCCGACGAGGACTACCCAGAAGAATGGCGTTTTGAACTGAGGAGACCCAACAGCTAGTAACTTTTCAATCCAAAAGAAAATTTGACTTCCAATTAACATCATTATATAATGATGTCAGAAGGGAGGTGATCCTGCATGGAAATCGGAGAGCCAAAGAAGTTCCACGAGAACGTACCTCAACCAGAAATCCTTCCGCTGAAGCAGCCGGTCGAAGAGCCGGAGAAAGGACCACAAATTGAACAACCAGTTCCTGGCGTGGAAGAGCCTGCGACTCGATAAAGACGGCTGGCTCTCGTCGCCCAGCATGACGCACGACTGGGTTCCCAAAGAACCCACCAAAGCGTACTGCGGACGAGCGCACGAGCTTCGCGAAATCCCGTACAACAACTGCGGCTGTGGGATCTACGCGGTCAAGTCCACCGAGATGACCAAGCCATACCACGTCGACGCGCTTTTCGGCAACAGAGACTTCAAGACCGAAGGCACCTGCCTCGTCCAAGTCGCAATGTGGGGTTGGATCCACGAGGGAAGCGCAGGGTACAGAGGCCAGTTCGCCTACCCCACAGCCATCGTGTACCCACCGTACCTCGAGCAATACGCCAAGCTGGCAGGAGCCCTCTACGAGGTCCCCACCACCATGGTATCCGAGGAGGAATGGCAAGAGATCACAGGTCGCAAGCCTCCTCGACCCAGGCTCTTTCAGGAGGTCGAAGATCAGGTCTACAGCCAGCAAGAAATCGCTCGAGCAATCAGGCAGAACAAGAAGCACAGGCTGTACATGCAGATCCGCAACAGGCTGAAGACCCTGGAGCAACTGCGCAAGCGCCTCAGGGAACTCCCACAAGAGATTTACGACCTCAGCAAGGAAATCGACCAACTCACAAAGGAGCGCAACGCCCTATGACCAAATTTCCCTACGGACCGTGTGAGTGTACTGGTCGTGCCATCAAGTGCCAGTGTGGACAAACCACACCAGGACCTGCCGCGATGGAGATCCGCCGAGACGGCAAGCTCATGAAGGTTTGCACCCGATGCAACCTCTCTGATGACGAGAGGGTGAGACTCCTCGTTCAGGGGTCAGACAACGCCAAGTTGTGGTTTGACTATGACCCGCTCGGCGCCATGGTGCTATCATTCGACATGAAGGAAGGAGGTGAGACAGAGTGCCAGATATGAGTGAGATGAAGTGTGCCGTCTGCGAGCAAGTCAAGACGAAGGACGAGCTGGTTGAGCACAACGGCGTTTGCACAGAATGCCAAGCAGCGTTTGACGAGATTCCCGACAAGCCAGATGAAGACTCGCTTTCGGATCCAGAGATGCGTGGTGCGATCAACCGCTACAGGCAACGCCAAGCGTACATGAAGAAGTACAATCAACGGCCGGAGAACATCATCAAGAGAAGGGAGTACATGAAGGGTAGAGCGAAGCGGGACAGAGACCTTATCCGCAAGGCCAAAGAACTGGGGGTGACACTGGATGAAGAAGCCTAGAATATGCCGCAACTGTGGGGAAGACTACTTCAACACAGGAGTCGAGCACGTCACAGATGACAAACAAGTCTGGCGCTTCTGCAGTCCCCTTTGCCTAGTCAAGTACATGGAGGCCCTTCTTGCAGACATGTGATTACTGCGGACAGACCTACACAGGCCCAGGGTTCACCCTCTTCACACCCTGGCAGGTCAACCCGTTCTACTTCGACGACAGAGACCACGTCTACATGTTTTTGGAGGTGAGGAACCGTGCGGGTCAACTCAACACTCCTTGACTTGCTGGGGCTGTTAACCGCCATATTCATGGTAGCAATCGTCTTGGGTCTGCTTGGATGAGCTTCACACCCGAGGAAGTAGAACAGCTCATGCTCAAATTGGCACACTCTCATCGAACCAAAAGAAAGTTTGACTTCCATCAAACTCCAGGCTATAATGAGAGCATGTCAAGAACACAACTGTTGGCCAAGGCGTTTGACGGAGAGGTCATCGAAGACTTCGGGTATCGAGGCATCATCTATGTCAAGGAGAAGAACGAGTTCATCCGCTATCACACAACGGCGGGTGTCCACTCCGTGGAGAGACAGCCACGCGTTTGGCGGACCAAGCGACACATCCTCACTCCTGAGGAGATCCGCCCCTTCCTTGAAGAGATTGGCCTCCTACCCAAGATCGTGCCCATCGAAACACCCATTGATCAGATGGCACGAATCACTGGTAGCACTGTTGTTCAAACCTTTCAGACGGGAGGTGGTGTATTCAAGTCGCCGCGGGATGTGTACTACAGGTTCAGCAACATCTCTGGCCTGGACATCGTCACCTGGGTAGTGACGAAGTGGCGCATGGTGCGCCACGTTGCTCACAGAACCACTGTTCTGAGGGCACTTTACGAACACACACTGCAGGACATCCTAGACAAGGAGAGCATCGAGTATGACCGACGAGCAGACGATGGTGGAGCCGACCGAGGAGGAAGTCCAGCAAGCACTGGAGCGACTCCGCAAGCAGAAGGCGTACCGGAAGGAGTACCAGCAGAAGAAGATCCAGAAGCTGGAAGACAATCCGGAGCTCGCTGAGGCGGAGAAGGCGAAGCGCAAGGAGTACTTCGAGACCCACAAGGAGGAGATCTACAGCAAGCGGAAGGACTACTACGAGAAGAACAAGGATAAGATCAAGCAGTACCACAAGAACTATCATGACAAGCAGAACGCTGTCATGAAGGCGTTGCGCGCCCGAGCCAAGGAGGCGGGTATGAAGTTGGAAGAGTACCTGGAATCCATTGCATGACAAGTCTCATCGACAAGCTGGAGGAGGCCCTTCACATGAAAGACGACAAGCCGATGTTCGACAAGGAGCCAAGCGAGGCGGCAAAGCTCGCAAAGGAGCTCGCCGAGTTCAGCAAAAACCTCACAACCCAGCTGCCCGCAGAGTGGATCGAGAAGAGCCAGAAGCTGGCGGAGCTCCTCAGCAAATGAAGGTCAGGCTACTCCAGACGTTCATCGCCAAGTGTATCAACGACGACCAGGAGTATATCCTGATCAGGGGCACCAATGGCTATGTCGACCAAACTCACGACGGACAGAACCTCGCCGTGATAATGGACCATGCTATGAAGCCCCTCGCTGGAGGGTTCGACATAGCCAACCAGCAGTTCATCATTAGCGCGCAGCAGCTGGAAGTCATCGAATAGGGCGATAGAGAGACCCCCTCGGCGGGGTCTCTCTTATATCTCCAACAAACAATTTGAAAACCAACAAGGAGTCATAAATGGAATGCACAGCCTGCGACAAGGAAATCAAGACGGGTGACATCATTCTGGAACTGAGTCAAGGCTCTTGGGACGGTGAGGAGTTCATTCACGAAGAGGTAAAGGGCACGTATCATCAGGCGTGCTTCCCCTCGACAGTGCCTGTGGAAGATGGCGATTCCAACGGGGAGTAGTCACTACAAGGAGGGCAGCGTTGAGCCCCTCGAACTTATCGAGGAGCAGGCTCTGGGCTTCCACCTGGGCAACGTTGTCAAGTACGCTGTGCGAGCCCAGTTCTACGCAAGGAGGAAAAAGACGCACCGACTGGCTGAGGAGGCTGCAGACAAAGCGATCTGGTACCTCAAACGCTTTAAGGAGATCTACCTATGGCAAAAGCCATTGTCCTCCTCAGTGGAGGACTCGACTCAACAGTGACGCTTGCCCAAGCCTTGCGTCAGGACGATGTGGTGAAAACCGTCAACTTCCAATACGGTCAGACGCACAGCAAGGAGTCTCTTCACGCTGCAGCCATCTCCCACCACTACATGGTCAGGCACGAAACATACCCAATCCTGTACAACCACGTCAACCCGACCAAGACGGCAGGAGCGCTTCTCGCTAACGAGCTCGACCAGGAGCTCGCCGCAACGACCACTCCTGACAAGATGGGAGAGCAGGTCAGCGGCACTTTTGTGCCAGGGCGTAACATCGTGTTCCTCGCCTACGCAGGAGGCATGTGCGACAGTGAGGGCATTGATCACATCTACATGGGCGTAAACGCTGTGGACTACAGTGGATACCCCGATTGTCGCCCACGCTTCATCGACGCGATGACGGAAGCCCTCTATGAGGGTCTTCGCCGCAAGGTCAAAATCTTCACTCCCCTCATCCACTTATCCAAGGCAGAGATCATCAAGAAGGGGGTAGAGCTTGGTGCACCTCTCCACCGGACCTGGTCCTGCTACACAGGAGAGGACAAGCCGTGTGGCAAGTGCCCCTCCTGCAAGGTGCGCATCGCTGGATTCGCAGCGGCTGGGCTGGAGGACCCAGCTCTACATGATAGTTGATCACTCAGCACTGAGCGTGTGGCGTAGTTGCAAGAGGAAGTTCTATTGGAACTATGTCCTCGAGCTCGACGCGGGACGGAGTGATCCAATGGAACGCGGCAGCATGGCGCACCGCATTCTCTACGACTACTACAAGACGGGTGACCTAGAGCTCGCACTCGATGCGGGTTTCTTCGAGCGCCCAGCAGGCATGCTGCCAGAGGAGGAATACAAGTACGTAGAGCTGGAGAAGTACACGAAGCAACTCATCAGAGGTTACGTCAAAGCGCTGGGCCCACATGACCAAGAGCTGAGTGTGGTAGAGGGAGAAGTCTTCCTTGCTGCGCCAATCTTCGGGAAGTTCTTCTACGTGGGGGTCATTGATCAGCTGGCAGAGCTGAGAAAGATCGGTCTGTTCGTCCATGAGTTCAAGACGAGTGGACAGATCGCCAGTGATTGGGTCGCCAAGCTGCAGATCGACCAGCAGACAACCGGCTACGTCTGGCTTGGCAGGAAGAATGGCCTTGACGTGAGAGGCGCCATTATCAGCGTCCTGCGAGCCACCAAGTATCCAGACTACGTCAGGGACAGCGTCGTGACGCCTGACTGGTTGCTCCACGAGTTCGAGGCTGAGCTTCAGGAAGAGGTGACCAATATTGAGGAAGCGCTAGACTATCAGCAGCGGGCGGGTTACCAGAGAGCGTTTCCCAAGAACACGAATGAGTGCTTCTCCTACGGCCACAAGTGCCCTTTTCACAAGCTCTGCGCAGAGAAACCCACCATGCGGGAGGTAATGTTGAAAGAGGGCTTCTACCCCAAACGCAAACCCAGAGAGGCAGACATTCTGGAGAAAGCGATGGCTCGTGAAAACTATAACAAGTGAGGAGGCCAAAAGTAGAGCCGGAACCACCTGGCTCATCTACGGGACCGCGGGGGTTGGCAAGACTCCGCTGGCCAGTTGCTTCCCCAACCCTTGGATGTGGGACTTCGAGGCGGGCTCTGGCAGCGTTCTGACAAGTCTGCCCATCTCCATCATGAACAGTTGGAGCGACGTGATGGAAGGTGTCGCTGTGGCAAACAGGTTGGCAGCCACAGGTAAACTCACTCTCGACAACAAGGAGTATCCCTGCAAGTCCGTCATCGTGGACACACTGGGGGAAATGTGCCGTGCCGTCATCGGACAAATCAAAGGAGCCAAAGAAGCAGCAACCCTTCCTGACTGGGGCCTTATGGTTGAGAGGGTTAGGAAGACAACACGTGAGCTTCGTAACCTTCGAGATTACGGATTCAATGTTGTCTTCGTCTGCCACGAACAGTACCTCAAGCAGGATGAGAGCCAACTGGTACTTGGACTGCCCGATCTGCCAGGCAAAGAACTACCTACTGATCTCCCCAAACTATGTGACGTTGTTTGTAGAATGCGAGCACGTCGCAACGGCAAGGGTGAGCTTGAGAGAGTTCTCCAAACAGCACCAGATGGCCAGTTTGTTGCCAGAGATCGCTTTGGGCGACTGGCGGAAACGGAGGTGGTGCCGTCCTTCAAAGATGTCCCAGCAATCCAACTGATGTTGAAGAAGGCTGGAGTGAACTTCTAACCAGGAGGCCAAAACGATGGCAGAGAAAGACTACAGCACAGGTGACCACATCGACATCGACTTCACCAACATCGAGGGCCCGCGGGACTTTCCTCCAGACGGGCCCTGGACAGCTAAGGTCACCAAAGTGGAGTCCCAGAAAAGCAAAGAGGGCAACCCCATGCTCCTCTGGCAGCTCTCAGTGACCGACGAGGAGGGCACCGAGTTCCGACCAGTGTTCTACAACACCTCGTTGCTCCCTCAGGCCATCTGGAAACTGCGTGACTGGGTGAACGCTTTGGGAATCTTCCCCGGTGCGGAAGGCTTCCAGAAGTCGGCCTGCGTCGGCAGGAGCCTGAAGGTGTGGATCAGGAACGAGGAGTACCAGGGGAAGCCATCCTGCAAAGTGGATGACTTCGCTCCGCTAGGCTAGGCGAAAGGGTACCCCTTGCGGAACTGCGTGAACTGTACGTATTGCAAGGTGAAGCAAGGGGTACTCGCCTACTGCTCAAAGGGCCACTGGCAGAAGCAGGATGGCACGCAGAAGCGTGTGATGTCTTGGTACGTACCTCAATCCTCTATTGCCAAGATGGCAGAGTACTGCGACGATTATGATGAGGAGGAGCCAGAGTGAGCTACGACATTTACGTCAAAACGATTGCACACAACGAACAGCGATACAACACAGTGGGTGACTACTACACGAATGATGAGGGTCAAGATCAACTCCGCGTGTCTGAGGACACAGATCACGTCTACGAAATGGCTGTCATCCTCCACGAGCTGGTAGAGATGTGCTGGGCCCGAGACCATGGTGTAGGCAACGACATCATCGACGCCTTTGACAACGAGTTCGAGCAACTCATCAGGGATGGAAAAGAGTCTGAGGACGCAGAGCCAGGAGATCATCCTGACTGCCCTGTGTACGAGGGTCACCAGATGGCGTCCGTTATTGAGCGAGCCTTCATTACCATGATGGGACGTAGCTGGAAGTTCTATGACCAATCGATGATGGTCCAGGTCAAGGAAAGGATGCGCCGTGAGAATCAGTAAAGCCTTTCGCTTCGAGGCAGCGCACAGGTTGGCCACCTGGCCGGCAGGTCATAAGTGCCACAGACTGCATGGACACTCCTACAGGGTCATTATCACTGTCAAGGGGAAGGTGAATATCAACACAGGCGCCGTCATGGACTTCGCAGATATCAGCGCTCTGTGGAGAGACACTTTTCATTCCCGCTTCGATCACCAGAACCTCAATGACGTTCTGCACAGAGAGAACGTCACAGCGGAGGACTTGGCACGGATCATCTACGAGGGTCTGTATGTCTCTGGACTTCACAACATCGACCAGGTCACCGTCTTCGAAACCGAAGATGCGTGGGCGACCTATGAGGGGGCAGGAAAGTGATAGAAAAAGTCACCATCAAGATTGTCGGCACGCAGACTGATCATGGACTGCAGATGAACATCGAAGTGGACCCTGTGCACATGTTCACCGATGACGTCCTGAGTCTAATGCGGCGCGCCGTCACGCATTATGAGAGGATGAGCATCGTGAACGAGTTCATCAATATGATGGGTCAGGCTCAAGAGAACGCACGCATCATGCAGGTCGTGAAAGGGAAGCTCTCTTGAGGTTGTCTGAGAAGTTTGTCTCTGTACAGGGTGAGGGCCCTTACGCGGGCATGCCAGCAGTATTCATTCGCACCGCGTACTGCAATCTGCACTGCGAGTGGTGTGACGCCTGGTACACGTGGGACCACAAGCGCCTCAACGTTAACACAGAGAGCTGGGAGCCCAACCCACACGAGCTGGCGGTGTGGATCAACTCCCAGCCAGCAAAGCTGGTCGTCATTACGGGTGGAGAGCCCCTCCTGTGGGATGAAGATCTCGCCAGGCTGATCTCCTACTTGAAGTCTGATAAGGTCATCCAGTTCGAGACCAACGGCACGAGGAAGCCCAAGTACCTGAGTATGCACCGCAAGATCAAATGGGTCGTGTCGCCTAAGCTCAGCACGTGTGACCCCTTCAACCGCAGGATCAAGCCTGACGTGCTGCAATGGTTTGTGAAGGAGGGAGCCCACTTCAAATTCGTCGTATCAAGCCCGAAAGATATCAATATGATCAAAGCGTTCGGCCTGCCCAACGTTTGGCTCATGGCGCAAGGCACAACGCGGGAAGAACTGGACCTCGCCATGCCTTGGCTCCTTGAGGAGTGCATGAAGCATGGATGGCGTTACTCGGACAGACTTCACATCAGAGCGTTCGGAGATAAGAGAGGGACATGAAAGATCATCTCGTGATCGGAGGGATCAAGATGTTACTCCAAGGCCTCGAAGTCAATGTCAACGATAGGGACTACATCAAAACACCCCATCGAGTCCTGGAGTACTTCAAGGAGATGTTCAACCACAAGCCAGCGTTTCCTCCAGTGTTTGAGGAGGAGTACAATGAGCTGATCTGCGCTCGGCACCACCAGGCCTGGACAGTGTGCCCACACCACCTGCTGCCCGTCAAGCTAGATATCAGCGTGGGCTACATACCACGGGGCGGTGTTGTCGGCCTGAGCAAGCTGATGCGCATTGCAGACCACTGCCTGGATAAGCCCATTAAACAAGAAACACTGACCAACGACATTGCGAACGCTTTGATGCAGCGCATCACACCATCGCCCATCGGAGCGGGTGTCGTTATCAAGGGGGAGCACGCGTGTATGCAGATGAGAGGAGTGAAGACAAGCGCGAACGTAGTGACATCGGCGATGCGGGGGAGCATGTTCGACAAGCCGGAGAGTCGAGCGGAGTTTCTCAACCTGGTCAACGGACACTAGTCTGGAAAACAACTGACATCTTGAAGGAGATCCCACGAGACGAGTTCTGGACTGAAAGTGATGGCTGGCACAACATCACAGTTTATACCGTGCCGCCCAACAACACGATCATGCCAGAAAAGAAGTCCATAATTCTAGCCATTGCCAAGAAGCTGCCACTCATCATCCGAGTGCTGTACCAGAGCGAGTGGCCAATGATAGTGTGGATAGACGAGGAGTATGTCAGTCTACGCTATGACCTAACTACTAACTTCTACAGCGTGGTCAAACGCGCGGAGGTCAACCTGAGATGAGACTCCTATGCTACACCACCCAGATCATCATCGGCAGCACCGTCTACATCTGCACGATCTGCCACACCTACCAGCAGTGCATCCCCGCGGGGTAACGGTGAAAGATGATGGATGAGGCAACCTTTAGAGTACATGAGGAGAACGCCCGCCTGCGCGAGGAGGTGGCGCGGCTGCTCGCGCGCAATGTGGCCGACGATGCCCTGCTCTACGAGCTACACATGGCCGCTCTGGTTGTGAGCACCGATCTGGCCCAGGATGCGCTTGAAGACCCGATAGGAAACCACGAGCGGGAGAAAGACGGCTGGCGACGACTGAGTGTCGCCGCTGCCACTCGACTTGCCAACGCGCTGCGTGCGCTGCCGCAATTCCCCGGCGCCGAGGCCCGCCCGCGATGAAGACGCTACAGATCGCGATGATCCTCCTGATTGTATGGGTGATGATCCTGCAACTAACGGTCAACAACATGCTGCGCTTTGAGGCGAGCATGGTGAAGACAATCGCCGCGCCGGTCGATCATCGGTGCATGACGGGCGTCGAAGAGTGTACAAGCGACGGCCACGTGCGATTTGTCCGGCCATGTCCATGAGGCCCGCGATGAGCTGCACATGTCATCCACAGAACAAATGGGGGGCAAATCATGTCGGAGGAGATGGACCAAGGCCCGCTCGAGTCATGGCTATCGGAGAGGCACCGGGAGCAGAAGAAGACCAGGCAGGGACACCTTTTGTTGGAGGTTCGGGTCGAATATTTGGTAGATGGCTCTATGAGTGTGGATCCTTCAGACGTGAGATTTATGTTGACAACGTCTACTCCCACAGGCCACCAGGCAATGAGCTTGCCAAGGCCCATCCCAATGTTGCCGCCGCGCATGAAGACCTGGTTCGGAGAATTCGTGAAGTCAATCCTCGTGTCATCCTTGCGCTTGGGGACACTGCCCTCAACTTCTTTGGCAAATCAGGTATTCATAATTGGAGAGGATCCTGCTTCGAGTGGAACGGAATCAAAGTAGTACCCACTCTGCACCCAGCGTTCATCAGCAGAGTGCCCAACCTGTGGCGCTTCTGTGTAGAAGACGTCAAGTTCGCACTGCGCAAAGCGGAGATGTGGCCAACTGACAAACAGGTCAACTACATCATTCAACCAGATCATGACACCTTCGACAGGTGGTGCAAGGAGATACCTGATGAAAGCGAGGTGAGCCTAGACCTTGAGACTACCATGGATTTCGGTCTCATCACACAAGTCAACCTTTCCTGGCGGACAAGAGAAGCTCTGGTCATTGACATGGAAGAAGAGTACATCTTTCCACTACTACGCCTCCTCAAGAGGCCACTCAAATGGGTGGGCCAGAACATTGTCATGTTCGACACTCTACGCCTGCATGAATTCGGAGCCCCGCTCCTCCGAGTATACGCCGACACGATGCTCGCTCACCATCTCCTTCAATCACCGGCCCCTCACGACCTCGGATTCATTAATTCCTGTTATGCACGTTACCCTTACTACAAGGACACGATGCAAACAGCTCGACATCTTTACGCAGCAAAAGATGCCGATGTAACCCTCCAGTGCTGGCAGATGATGAAAGCAGAACTTGTGGCGGAGGGCATGTGGCCCCTCTTCCTCAAGGTCATGAGGACGGCACATCACGTGCGCAGCATGCACTTGCGAGGAGTGCCTGTTGACAGGGGCATGCTGGTTGAGGCGAAAGGAGAGCTGGAACAGGATGCGATATTACAAGTGCGCACGCTGCGGGAAGCTTCTGGGAACAAATTCTTTAATGCCAGGTCGTTCCAGGACTGTTCGAATCTCCTATACAAAGTGCTCAAGCTGCCACCCCAATACAATCGCAAAGGTCGGGAAAGGAAGGTAACCACAGATGACGACGCCCTTGTTAAGCTCGGACGCATCCCAGCCGCCAAAGGGATCCCCCAACTCATTCTTGCTTGTAGACGGCCACTTAACGATCTGTCTAAATACGTCCGACCTGAGAGCGTTGATCCACGAGGACGCTGGACAGTCGATTGGAAGATACACGGAACTGAAACTGGGCGATATTCAGCTTGGTTTCATACGCTCCCTCCCAGAATCCGTCACGTTGTACGTCAGCCTGGCAAAAATATCGCGTATGTTGACGCACAGCAGGGGGAGTTTCGGATTGCCACATGGTGTGCCAACGACGCCGTGGGAAAAGAAGTTCAGGAGAGGCCGGGTGGGGTCCACAACCAAAACGCGGTCGAGATCTTCACGAGGATCAAGGGGTACAAGGTCAAGGTCGAAGAGGTAACCCCCATGATGCGCTTCTATGCCAAGTTCACCACGTTCGGGTGGATCTATGGCAGAGAAGCGCCTTCGATCAGTGAGCAGTACAACATTCCCCTAAAGGAGGCACAAGAGATAATTGACGGACTCAATAAGACGTACAAACGTATCGTCATCTGGAAGGCTGAGACGGCGAGTGAGGCTTTGGCACGAGGTGTACTCTATAATCCTTACCGAAGAAGGCGTTTCTTCAATGAGGGATCCGATTCTGATAAAGAGCGCGAAGCGTATGCGTTCATACCGCAATCTACTCTTCACGACATTGTGCAAGAATGTCATTGTACTGTGGAAGAGAAATTTGGACATGAAGTCGAGGTGTTCGCTGACATACACGATGCTTTGCTTCTGGCTGTCGATCCGCTTTTTGTACCTGATGAACTACTCAAGGCAATCAATAAGGAGTATCTTCCGGGCCTCATGATGCCCTTTGACTACGACGTGCACCCATTCTGGTTCGACAAGCGTGCCGAAGAGGACGCGAAAGGCAAGGTTATACTTCAATGAAATACGCCTTCCAAGTGCCCAAGCCTCACCTCGATGACTTCATCCATGAGGCAGACTTCTTTTTCGCTCTGGCACACCACGTCCTAATGGATGAGGACTACAGTAACTGGTTTCTGCAAAGGCCCACGATGCTGGACAACGGAGCGCACGAGATGGGTATGCCAGTGATGGGTGTCGACCTCGTCGAAGCGGCAAAGCTCATCGAGCCTGAGTGGATCATCCCTCCTGACTACCTCTTCAACCAGAAGGCCACCCTCAAGGGCTTCTATGACTTTGCAGAACTCATGGGCAGTGCGGAGAAGCTCGCCCCCGTCATCCAAGGCAGAACGCTAAAGGAGTTGCAGGATTGCATGGACGAATATGTGGGAAAGGTCAACAAGGTGTGTATCCCGTACAGGTTGAGTTCTGCCATCAGACAGTGGGTGGCGTACCAGATGTACAGGTACACAGAAGAAGTGTCTATCCACTTCCTGGGTGTCAACAACCTGGAGGAACTTCGCATCCTGAGGTTCTTTCCCAATAGCAGTATCGATACTGGTAAGCCATTCAGGTGGGCACAGCAGGGAAAGGTGTGGCCTGATGGCAAAGCGCCCAACAAGCTGGACATGACGAAGAGTGTAGAAGTTAACTTTGCAAAGCTTGGAATCATGAACATGAAGAAGGTGACAGAGTTTGAGACCAAGTGAACCCTTTGACAAGTTTATTCCAAAGGAAGGATGGCTGAGAGATTACTATGAGTGGACTCTTGGGAGCGAGGCACCAGGTGCGTATCATTTCTTCGTCGGCACAGCAACCCTCGGAGCCGCTATTGGACGCGGTGTGTTCTTTAATAAAGGATACTATAAAGTTTGGCCTAGCCTCCAAGTTCTACTCGTTGGACCAACTGGACGTGTCCGTAAAACTTCAGCGATCAACCTCGGACTTAAACTGCTGGGAAGTCTCGGTGATAGCAACATCATCAGAGACAAAACCACCCCAGAGGCCCTTGTTGACAGCCTACATCACACACCAGTTGTCGAGGGCCAGCTCCTCTCTACGCCAGACTCTATCGCTGTGGTGGCGGCTCCTGAGCTCGCAGTCCTCCTCGGAAAGCAACGATACAACGAGGGAATGATCTCCATCCTAACGTCCCTCTTCGACTGTCCTGACGACTGGGATTACAAGACGAAGAATGGGGGCAAGCAGACCCTCAAGAATGTCACCATCACAGCGCTCCTGGCCTCCACACCCGACTGGCTCATCACAGCGATACCCCAGGACGCGTTTGGGGGTGGATTCATGTCTCGCCTCCTTTTTGTCGTGCAGGAGTCAACAAGCCGTTGCTACCCCATACCTGAGCCACCCCCCAATTACGACAGCTTGGTGGCCAGCCTCAAAGAGATCCGCTTGCTCACAAGGGGTGAGATGAAGTTCACCCCCGAGGCGATGGACTGGTATGTACAGTGGTACGCCACCACACGCAAGGATATTCCTGAGGACGAGAAGATGGGTGGGTACCATGAGCGCAAACCTGATCACATCATCCGCATCGCTATGATCATGGCCGCTGCGGAGGGCAAGCTGACGATGACCTACCACCACGTGGTCAACGCTAGTCGGATCCTCAACTTCCTAGAGGAGGAGATGCTCTACACGTTCAAGTGGCTGGGCATGCGACCGATTGGACAGGACCAGGAGCGCATCATCAGGACGCTCAAGTCGGCAGGAGGCAAAATGAGCCGTCAGGAGTTGCTGCGGAAACTTATCTACTTTATGAACGCGATGCAGTTCAACAACTCGATGACGACCCTCAAGGAGTCGGCCATCGTGATAGAACGCGGTGTGCCCCCCGACGTCACCTATATCCTTAAGGGGGACTCCTAGTTTGGTTCCTCTTGTCGGCGAACCAAAAGCCTAGCACGGTCGTCGTGACCGTTGCCATGATATCAGGTTGAATACGTCCCGTCAAGAAACCCCATACGAAGCAGAGGGTCAGTATCAGGGTGATAAAGGGGCGTAGTACATCACCTGTGCCGAGGCGATCTAGGAGTTGATTTATGGTAGACATGTTGAGGTAAGTGTGCCATCAGGTGCTATCGTCACGCTAGTTATGTACTGTCCGCCCTTCGTGCACATAGTGCTACTACCACCAAATGGCGTTAACCCTCCTGCACCCGCCGCAACGCCAACTGCTGATCCGTCGGCATTGAGTTTCTGGATCACGCCAGGGATCACGCCCGTGCACCCCTTACCTGCAACAGAGCAATCGGCTCCTTGATACGCCGAACCCGATGCTGGTCCAGTGGGTCCCGGAGGACCCTGAGGTCCTGTAGGTCCTGGAGGTCCTTGAGTGCCACCACCAGACGTCGTAATCAGGTACACGTTGCCCGCCTGCGGCGTGATACTACACGTCGTGTCACAGCGTAAAATCACCTGATTCGTCGCGGTCGTCCCACTTGGTGGGGGTGCCGGTGCTTGTAGGGGAACATCCGCGCTATTGGTCGTACGTACGCTGCACGAAATCAAGATAAGAGAACCGACGAGAACCGCGAAGGTACGCGTCATTGACATGCTAGTGCCCCCGTCCCTTGATTTTGGAGGTGATTACCGCCGCCGCTGAAGATTGCCAGCGTGGTACCAGAGCCGCACGGCCCCGTGCCGCCGGTCGCCGCAAAGGTCGCGGTCACGGTGAAATCCGAGCTCACCGTCACCGCGCAGGTGCTCCCCGTGCCACTGCACCCGCCGCCACTCCACCCACTGAAGGTCGAGCCGGCG